GTAAACGATTGGGAATCTGAGCAAATGGGCTTCGGTTTAGGTCAATCTTTACCACCTAAATTCTCTGACTTTTTAATAGCACACGTTGCTTCTAAAGTTGCACAGAATACTGAGTTTAACATTTGGCAAGGGGATACTACTGCAGGATCTAAAAATTCATTTGATGGATTTGAAAAATTAATCGCTGCTGCAGTAACTGCAGGAGATGTACCTGCAGGTCAGGCTTTAACATCTGTAGCATTAACTGCTGCTAACATTGTAGAAAAAATGTCTGATGTAGTTGAAGCTATTCCTGCTGCATTATATGGAAAAGAAGATTTATTTGTTTATGTTTCTTCTAAAGCTGCAAAACTTTATGTTCAAGCATTAGGAGGTTTCGGAGCAAATGGTCTTGGAGCAAATGGTGTGAATGGATTAGGAACTCAATGGTGGAACAACGGATCATTAAGTATTAACGGAGTTAAGATATTTGTTTGTCCAGGTTTATCTGATGACAAAATGTATGCTGCACAGAAAAGCAACCTATACTTTGGAACAGGATTATTAAATTCTACACAAGAAGTTAAGGTTTTAGATATGGCAGATTTGGATGCTTCAAACAATGTTAGAATGGTAATGCGTTTTACAAGTGGAGTACAATTCGGAATTGCTTCTGATATCGTATCTTACGCATAATTAATTAATTAACCAATAAAATAGGGTAGGTAGAATTTATCTACTTACCCTTTTTTTTTAAAAAAATCATATAAACAATGGCTTGTACATTAACAACAGGTAGAAAAATACCTTGTAAAAGTGCCTTTGGGGGCATTAAAAAAGTATTATTTGCTGATTATGGAACAATAGCTTCTATTGCAGTAGATAGTACAACTAAAGAAGCAACTATCACAGATGGTAGTCCTGCACCAACTTGGTTTGAATATGATGTAAAAGGAAATTCTAGCTTAGAAACAACCGTTACCTCATCTAGAGAAAATGGAACTACCTTTTATACTCAGACTTTAAACTTGACTTTGACATATTTAGATGCTAAAACTCAGGCAGAATTACAAACACTTGCAGTTTCTAGACCTTATATTGTAGTAGTAGATTACTATGGTAACAATTTCCTATGTGGATTTGAAAACGGAATGGAATGCACAGGGGGTACAGTAGTAACAGGTGCAGCTGCAGGAGATTTAAGTGGATTTACTTTAACATTCGAGGGAATGGAAGAAACTGCTCCTTATTTCTTAGATGCAGCAGTAACTGCAGATGCAACACAAATTGATCCAACTGCATAATATAATTATTTAGTTAAAAATTAAGCATCCATAATAGGGTGCTTTTTTTTTTGCTTTAGTAATTTTACAAATTAGATGTTTTTTTTCGTTATATTAATAATGATTATACTAACGACATCAGCAACTGCTCAATCTCTATCAGTAATACCAAGAAGCTATGTATCTACTTTTACGTTATCAATAACAGATGATAGTACTAATGTAGAAAAAACTTATAATATTACTAATGCAGTAAATTCAGGTAATTACTTAAATTTTAATAATATCTTTGATCCTATATTAGTTGAGAATCATTTTTACGATTTAAAACTTATAAGCAACGGAGAAGTTATTTTTAAAGATAGAATTTTCTGTACAGACCAAGATATTGACCAATTAAATAATGATTACTATAATTTAAATTCAAATGAATATTTAGATTATAATGGTTATGATAATACTTATTTAGTAAGATGAAAACAAGATTAAGAAATAGCAAGGGACAATTTATAAAAAAATCTAAAACATCAGAGTTTGGATTTATTAATTTAAGTACTTATACAAGTCCTGAAGTTAAAGAAGTAAATGGTGCTGATTGGATTGAATATGGTGCTGATAATAATTACTTTCAGTATTTAATTGATAGATACAATGGTAGTCCAACAAATAATGCAGCTATTAATGGTATTAGTCAGGCTATTTACGGAAAAGGTTTAAATGCTACCGATTCAAGTTCTAAGCCAAATGAGTATGCTCAAATGATTTCTTTGTTTAAAAAAGATGTAGTTAGAAAATTATGCTATGATCTAAAATTAATGGGACAATGTGCTATTCAGGTTATCTATTCTAAGGATAGAAAGACTATTGCACAGATAGAGCATATGCCTATTGAAACTTTAAGGGCAGAAAAATGTAATGTAGATGGAGAAGTACCTGCTTATTATTACTATAAAGATTGGGCAAATATAAAAAGAACAGATATACCTACTAGAATTCCTGCATTTGGGATGTCTAAAGAAAATATAGAAATATTGTATGTTCAACCATACAAAGCAGGTTTTTATTACTACTCACCTGTGGATTACCAAGGTGGATTACAATATGCAGAGCTTGAAGAAGAAGTATCTAACTATCATTTGAATAATATACTTAATGGTCTAAGCCCTAGTATGTTAATTAATTTTAATAATGGTACACCAAACCAACAAGAAAGACAATTAATAGAAAATAAAATTGCACAGAAATTTAGTGGGACAAGTAATGCAGGAAAGTTTATTTTAGCTTTTAATGATAATAAAGAAAGTCAAGCAGAAATAACACCTGTACAATTAAGTGATGCACATAACCAATATCAGTTTCTTTCTGAAGAATCACAATCTAAAATTCAGGTAGCACATAGAGTTGTATCACCATTTTTATTAGGTATTAAATCTAGCACAGGTTTTTCTAGTAATGCAGATGAAATAAAGACTGCTAGTTTATTAATGGATAACACTGTAATAAGACCTTTTCAGGAACTTTTAATAGATAACTTTGATAGAATACTAGCTTACAATGATATTAGCTTAAATCTATACTTTACGACCTTACAGCCATTAGAATTTACTGAAGTAGATACTGAAATTCAAGATAAAGAAACTATTGAAGAAGAAACAGGGGTTGAGATGCAAAAGTTTAGCTTGAAAAAGATAGACGGAAAACAGGCTTATAAAACTAAAGAAGAAGCAGAAAAGGTAGCAGATGAAATGGGATGTGGTGGTTATCACGAACACGAAGTAGAGGGTGTTACTTATTATATGCCTTGCGTAAGCCACGAAGAACTTAAATCACCTTGTTGGGATGGATATGAGCAAAGGGGTATGAAAACCAAAAATGGTAAAAAAGTACCTAATTGTGTTAAGTTAGAAGAAGTTACTTTAGAATCTTTTGGTGAAGATGAAGATTTATCTGAATGGGAATTAATAGATGAAAGAAAAGTTGATTATGAAGCAGAAGATGCTTTAAATTATCAAATAGATCAACTAAATAAAAAAGGAAAAAGTTTACTTTCTAAATTATGGGAATTTGTATCAACAGGAACTGCTAGACCAAATGCAAAAAGTAGTCAGGATGAATTGGTTGATGGAACACAATTTAAAGTTCGTTATCAATATGCACCTCTAAAAGATACATTTGACAAAGATGGTAAAAATGTGACTAGAGATTTTTGTTCTAAAATGGTAGCAGCTAAAAAGATATATAGAAAAGAAGATATTGAAATGATGAGTAAACAAGCAGTTAATGCAGGTTGGGGACCAAGAGGTGCTGATACATATTCCATTTGGTTTTACAAAGGCGGTGGGGCTTGCCACCATTTTTGGATGCGTAAGACTTATATGAAGAAAGGAAAAGGAAGTATTGATATTAATAGTCCATTAGCACCTAAAATTAGTGTTGCTGAAGCTAAAAGAAAAGGTTTTAAACCTGAAAAAAACAATCCTTTAGTTGGAACTAAACCAAAAGATATGCCTTATGAGGGATTTTTACCAACAAATAAAAGATTTAAGTAATGGCAACACAACTATTTATAAATAGAACAGATCTTGTTAGAAATTCCATTATCGATGGAAATATTTCTACGGACAAGTTTATACAATTTGTAAAGATAGCACAGGAAATAGATGTTCAGCAAATAATGG